TGGCGGTAGCGGTGGTGCTAACAATTTAACTTCAGGCGGTACTGGCGGAGATTCTTCGTTTGAATCAACGCTTGTTGTAGGCGGCGGCGGCGGCGGTGGTACTTTTTCAGGAGCATCTGGTGTCAGCCAAGCAGGAACCGGGGGTGCTGCAGGGACATCTAGCGGAAGCGCAAGAACTGGCGGCGGCAATGGCGGTACTGGTGGACTAGCATCATATAACTCTGCCGGTGGCGCAGGAGCAGGAGCCGGCGGATACTCTGGCAATGGTGGTAATGGAGCATATAGTAACAACAATACAGGCGGATCAGCAGGAGCCGGCGGCGGTGGCGGTGGTGGTAGTGTAATATCTTCCGCCTGTGGTGGCGGCGGTGGCGTCGGATTAGAAGGAGAAGGAACTTCAGGTGCAGTTGGAGTAGCAGGCTCCCCCGGTTATGGTGGTTCTGGCGGCGCAAACGGAACAGTTGGGAATAGTGTTTCTAATGGTGGTTTATATGGCGGCGGCGGCGGCGCTGATGACGATGATTACGTTGGTTCTGGTGGAAGCGGCGCAAATGGCGCAGTAAGAATTATTTGGGGTACAAACAGAGCATTTCCATCGACTAATGTTACTAACGCAGGTAATGCCACACCAGAAACGGTATATTAAAAATTAAATTTCATAACAGTCTAGTAAGGAGAAACAACAATGGCTAAAGACGAAAACAAAACCATTACTGTAAATGACGTTGAATACAACTTAGCTGATTTTACTGATGAGCAAACAATGGAACTGAATCATATTCAGGACCTAAATCGAAAGATTGCTAACGCTCAATTCAACCTTGACCAGTTAGCCGTAGGTCGTGACGCATTTGTAACTCGCTTGGCAAACTCTTTGGAAAGCAAAGATAAGTCAGAAGCCGCGTAATACTAGGGCGAGCAATCCCCCTTTTAGGAAATAATGATGACCGCAAAAGATATTCACGACTTAGATAAGGATTTAGCTGTGCTACAGAAAGAAGTTGATACTCAGTTTAAAGAAATCTTTACCCGAATTAAGCGTCTTGAGGCCATCATGATCGGCACATCCGGCACGATCATTCTGTTATTGCTCAAGATGTTATTTGAAAGATAGGCATGATCGATGGACCCAGTAACCTTAGTAGCTACGGCTTCAGCAGCATTCAAGGGCCTGAAGTCCTTAGTCGAGGCCGGAAGGGAGCTGGAAGATTGCATGAGCCAACTGAGTCAGTGGGCGGGTGCAGTAGCGGACATCGACAAGGCGTTGGAAAGAGAGAAAAAGCCAAGCCTGTTCAAATCGTTGATCCCCAAAGGTGGCAAGAGTATCCAAGCACAGGCTATGGATATGTACGGTGCAAAGCTACAAGCACAGAAGCAGCGGGACGAGCTGCGTATTATGATTCAGTACAGTCAGGGGAAACAAGGGTGGGAGCAATTCTTACGATTAGAGTCTGACATACGCAAAGAAAGACAGCGCACAGTCTATGCTGAACAAGAGCGCATACAGAAATTAAAAGACATTGGTGCAGCTATACTGATAACAGTGCTAGCTGTTGGTACGCTAGGACTAATGCTAGTGCTGATATTGATGATACAAGGGGTAGACAATGGCTAAGAAGCCAGGGCTATATGCAAACATTCACGCAAAGCGTAAGCGCATTGCAGAAGGATCAGGCGAGAAGATGAGAAAGCCTGGGGCTGAAGGCGCACCAACGGCTGACGCATTCAAGAAAGCTGCGATGACCAGGATGAAGAAAAAGAAATGACGCACTTCGAGGCAGCCGACAAAGATCAGAATGGTCACGTTGATAAAGCCGAATGGGATGCAATGCGTTTGGAGTTTGAACGTGAAAGGCTCATTGACGAAAACCTCAAAAGAGATTCGCAAAGACGTATGGCGTGGTTTAGCCTCATTGGTATGCTTGTGTATCCTAGTGGGGTTGTGGTGTCTAGCTATCTTGGTCTTGATAAAGCTGCTGATCTTCTCGCATCGATGAGCAATATTTATTATGTCAGTATTGCGGCTTTAGTGGGCGCATATTTTTCCGTAACCAACCTCAAGCTAGGGGGTGACAAGAAATGATTGGTGCAATTATTGGTGCAGTCGGTGACATTGCAGGGTCTTGGGTCAAAGGCAAGGCAGATGAAGCCAAGGCTAAACAGCAAGCTAAGCTCAGGGTCATTGAGAACGAGGGCAACTGGGAACAGATCATGGCTAAGGGTGCAGCCAATTCGTGGAAAGACGAATGGTTCACTATCATTCTTAGCATTCCGTTAATCGGTGCTTTTATTCCTGAAGCTGTGCCGTACATCATGGCAGGGTTCAAGGCTTTGCAAGCAACACCGGAGTGGTATCAGTGGGCTGTGCTTGCGGCTATTAGTGCAAGCTTTGGTCTGCGTGGCATTAACAAATTTAAGGGGCTGAAATGACACTAGACGATTTAAAGGTTCAGCTTGTTAAACATGAAGGGCTAGAGTTGATGCCCTACAAATGTACTGCTGGCAAGCTCACTATTGGGGTTGGTCGTAACATCGAGGATCGTGGTATCAGCTACGCAGAGGCCATGATGCTGCTTGAGAATGACCTGATGCTGTACTCGTCTGAGCTAGGCAAAGCCTTCCCGATTGTCAGAGAGCTTGATACTGTACGCAAGATGACTTTGATTAACATGGCATTCAACTTGGGGCTGACTAAGCTACGTCAGTTCAAGATGATGTGGGCTGCAATCGAGGACAATGATTTTGAAGTGGCTGCTCAAGAAATGCTTAATAGTAAGTGGGCTAGTGATGTGGGCAAGAGAGCACTTGAACTCAGTGAACAGATGAGAACGGGTTTATACAATGCCAGCTAAATATTGGTCTTGCAAAAACTGGTAGCTTAGTGCTATAAATTATTCATCGCTCCCGCAAAGGTCGATGTTTCTGATTCTTTTTCATCAGATTTTCCTTTAGTTGATTTAGCCCCGCACCTCATACGGGGCATTTTTTTGCCTGAACCCATGCTAAGTCACTTAAAATTGAACACTTAAGGGGGTTGTTAAATACACTTAACATGCTATAGTTAGTTTACTCCTTGAGCTTGAAGTTGTACTTGGCACATTTACTCCTTTGCTCTCAAGGATAAGCCCCCTATCCCTTCACTTTCCTGTGGTTTGGATGTATTTGCAAGGGGGCTTTTTTATTGCTCCAATTTTTTTTGCTCTTTCTCAGGTACATGGTTTCTGCCACAAGCCGTACAGTGGTAGTAGTTAACGGTTTCCCCTACTGCTTGGTGTTCTTGTTTCTCTTGGCGCTTAACCATTTCTGAGCCTGATCCACATCTGCAATACATTTAGTACTCCATGTAAGCCTTTATGATTTCCGCTGCGACTTGCGGGACAATGGCGTTACCTGCTCCCCGCAGTAAGCCCACCCGGTTGGGAATCCCATTAGCCACAGGGAAAAGCGAGGGTTCAGCTGGAACTTGTCTGGATTTTTCGTCACGGCAGTAGACGAGTTCAACTTCACTCCATGGACTGCCGCATCCCTGAGTTGATTGACCATTGGATTGCGCCCTGTCTTCTTGAACACATCCTCCGATGGACTGTTGTACTGATCCGATGTTATCGGACTGGGCCAAGGTGCTATCAGAAATGCTTGGGTCGATGTCATTGAAGTCCTGACTCTCCCCGTTGGACTGCCGAAGATGTAGTTCTCCAGGTTCCCCGTGTCCTTGTGATCCCTGACTGTTGGTGTTGCCCATGGCTGAACCATCCTTGCTGCTCCCCCAAGTGTTGTCCCCCTGGTTGGAGCATCCGCTGCCTTTCCCTCTCCCCTGACTTGTGGATTGTCCTGAGTTGATGGAGTGGGCCAGAAGGTCACTGTTGAGGCTATCGCCCCTAAACCGTTCTGATGGTTCTTTCTGTAGCGGTTGCATGCTTTGCTGCCGTCTGTGTGTAACGGAGTCGGCCACAAAGAACAGCCGTTCTCTTTTGTGCGGGGCACCGACGCTACAAGCTGGCAATACTGCCATTGCCGTGGCGTAACCCTCTGCTTCCATGTCAGTTTGTAGATCGTCGAACCACTCTGTTCTAATTGCTGAGGCAACTTGCTCGCCAAATACTGTTGGAGGCTTGCACTCTCGGATGAGATTGAAGAAGTGGGGCCAAAGGTGTCGCTCATCATCTTGAGCTTTTCCTGCTCCGGCAACTGAGAAGGGCTGACAGGGTGGGCTTCCTGTCCAAACAGGTCGAGTTGCATCCCATCCTGCCAAGTCGAGGGCGTAGCTCCATCCTGCAATTCCTGCGAAGAAGTGACACTGAGTGAACCCTTTAAGGTCTGAGCCTTCGACTTCAATGATTGATCGTTCATCGACTTCCCCTTCGGGTATCAATTTATCGTTGATCAGCTCTCGCAACCAAGCGGCTGCGAAAGGATCAAACTCGTTATAATAATTCATTAAAAGGGAATGTCAGCTTCCGGCTCTTTCTTAGCCGGAGCTGCTTTAGGCGCTGCATTCTTAGCGGTCAGTCTGATCTTGAGCACTGGTGCATTAGGTGAAGCGTCTTCTGCTGCTCGCCATGCAGATACCCAATAATCAATACCGTCAACTATGCCGTTACCTTTGTAGTGCGGGTGTTTTTCTGTTTCACGGTCATCGTTCTTCCAGATTGCAATCTCGTTGTTATTATCGTATTTAGCCATTAAAGGACTCCTGCGACTGATGCCGCTGCTATTGTGAAAATTATACCGAGAACAAAACCACCAACAACGCCAAGGCGTATGTCAGAAGCTTTGTAATGGTTAGGTACAGTGGATTGCTGTTTAAGTTTGTTTTCTTCCCACGTTTTCTTATGTCGATAAACGCAGCTAGCTGTCATGCCATACTTCATAGCAATACCATAAGCTGTCATATCAGGGTGCTTATCAAGCAGACCCCATACAATTGTTTCCATTGATTTTTTAGGCATTAGATTCTCCATTAACAAGGAATGTAAATTGTTTTAGTTTGTTAGCGCCATCATGTTCACTATTGATGTATTCAGACTTAACGTAGTCCTTCACTTGAGGGTCTTCGCATAGCTCTTCATACACTTCTTTAGCACCAGCTCCATCGTTGTTTTCAAGGTGCAGATTGATTGTCTTAATGAAACGATTACGCAATGCCGCTGTAATAGGTGGTTTACCCTGAGCAGGGATATCCTCACCGCGATAGATATACAGTCCTAACCCAGTAGCTACGGCAACAGCTTTTACTAAGCAGCGTTGTCGAGCGTCACTGATCTGCCGTGAAGTTGGGTTGGGGACTGAGTTGTTTCGATGATCCATGACGGGTAGGTACATGATGCGACTGAACGCATGCTCACCTTCTTTAATGGTGACAGTGCATGACACCTCAACAGTGTCGTCAGGGTAGTACTTAGGCTCACCAAAAACGTAGTTAGACTCAGGGTAGTAGTCAGCCAGGGTAGCCCAGCAATCACTCCATGAGAGGTAAGTCAGGTTCATTTTTTTGGAGGTTTTGTCATTCACGTTTAGGACTGACATCTCCTGCCATACTCGGCGCTCAAAGCTCATATTTTTTCCTTTAGGTTGTTGATCATGCAGTTCAGCTTCCACTCCATCATGGAGTCGTCTGCAAAATATTTAGTGTCTATCAATACCTTTAGGGCATTGATGGCTAGCCACACGTCATGCTCTGGCGGCATTTCAAATGGTTCTGAGATGTAATCGTTCTCAGTGTAAAGCTCGTCTATCTTCGTCATATCTATTAATCCACCGTTGCTCTACGTCCTCACGGACATGTTCAGTTAACTTGTCTTCAACCTCGTCACGCACACGCATGCCGAACTCAGCAGGATCAACCATCAAGATGGCTAGATTCATATCTGCTTGGGCATCAATGACGAACTCAGCGAACACATGTGGGCTGATCTGTATCAGGTCTTCAACAGCTTCAGCCAGGTCCAAAACGTATTCCCGTGACGCAAGGTATTGCTCGAAAGCTTTTTCACGTTCACGGTCTTCAGGGGGATCAATATCGCGATCAGGCGTTTGCCAATACATAAGCGGCCTCCACAAAAAGTTTGTATTCAAAGAACTCTGGAACTGTCATGGCGAACTCGCACATAGCTGACTTGTCGTTCTGTAAGTTCAGTTCAAGTGCTGCAATATTGTAAGTAGTGCAGCGGTCTAACGCCTTTTCGTAGTCAGGATGACCGTAGTTGAGGCGGGTAGATATCTGGTACATGTCGTGCCTCCGTAATTGGAGTTGTAAAGATAGCCTAACAAATGTTAAGTTGCAACCCTTATTGCAAATAATTAAAAGCTAACCTAATCTATTGCAAACAATTACTCACAACTAAAGACAGGAGCCATTATGGAACAACCCTCACTCTATCTAAAGATTCAGCAGCAGCTCTCAGATCGAAACCTGTCGATTGTTGCAGAGCGCACTGGCATTGATCAGCACAAGCTATGGCGTATAGCGCGTGGTGTATCGAAGCGCCCGAAACTAGAGGACATTGAAAAGATAATGCGTTACCTGGAGGGTTAAGTGTGACTCCAGAACAATTTGTATCTAGCCTTCGTAATGTAAAGAAGAGAGGCACAAACCAATGGCTATGTAGTTGTCCTGCTCATGCAGATGACGATCCATCACTAGCCGTTACCACATCAACTAACGGGAAGATTCTGCTCAAATGCTTTGCTGGCTGTTCAGCCTTGGATGTTGTGGGTGCAATGGGTCTGCGCTTAGAAGATTTGTTTCCTAATGCCTATGAAGAGAACCCAATGGGTTTTGCTAAGCGTGAGATGGCAGCCCGTGAGAAGAAAAAAGACAAGCTTGAGTATGCTCGAACCTTCTTGGCGATCCTGACAGCTAAGCTCCGTGATGGAGAAGTGGTCGATGAAGCTGAGTTAGTGAAAGCTTACAAACTTAAAGCATTACTTGAAGAACAGGGGGCGTTGTAATGCACCACTACCCATTCCATATCGGTGATTACAGATCATCAACGGCTCACCTCTCTGATGCAGAGGATTTAACCTACCGCAGACTGATTGATTTCTACATGGATACTGAAGAAGAAATCCCACTGGAAACCCAATGGGTTGCCAGACGGTTGCGAGTGGATACCGAAGTGCTAAAAAACGTACTGATGGACTTCTTTATTTGCACCTCAACAGGGTGGAAACACGAGCGTTGTGACCAAGAAATCGAGAAGTACCGTAAACGGGTCAAAGCTAATCAGGCCAATGGTTTGAAGGGAGGTAGACCTAAGTCAGAAAACCCATTGGGAACCCAATCGAAACCCAAACGAACCTTAACCAAGAACCAAGAACCAAGAACCACTAGTAAGGGGGGTCGCTTCACTCCCCCTACCGTTAGTGAGGTGAGGGCATACTGTGATGAGCGCAAGAACTCCATCGATCCTCAGGTCTTTGTGGACTTCTATGAGGCTAACGGGTGGATGCGTGGCAAGAGCAAGATCAAGGATTGGAAAGCTTGTGTTCGTACTTGGGAATCACGTCAGCAGAAAGAGCAGCCAAAAGAGGAGCAGATACAGTGGGTTTAACGGGGCTACCAGACATTGATTTTGAAAAGTACTTAAAGAAGCGACAGAGAGATTTATTTCTTCAGAAGGTAGATAGACCTACCCAACACCTAGAAAAGGCCTTAGAGAGGCTCTCAGGGACTCACAAGCCCTATGGTGATACCCTTCCTTGGCATAAAACCCACGAACACTTCAGATTTAGGGATGGTGAGCTGACTTTGTGGGCTGGTGTGAACGGCATGGGTAAGTCTTTGGTAACGGGTATGGTGAGCATCTGGTTGGAGCAGCCTGTGGTCATTGCCTCGATGGAGATGCTACCCGAAGCCACGTTAGCTCGGATGATCCGACAAGCCGGTGGTGTGAGTAACCCAAGTGTTGAGTATGCCACTGCCATTGCGGAGCAGTTGGATGGTCGGGTATTTATTTACAACCAGGTTGGTGATGCTGAGCAAGATAATCTGTTTGGCATGATTCATTACGCTGCTTGTGAGCTAGGTGTTAAGCATTTCTTCGTGGATTCGCTAGTCAAGATCAAGGGTGTTGGCCCTGATGACTACACAGCTCAGCAGGAATTTGTTAATAAACTCAGTCAGATAGCTAAAGATGAGCATGTACATATCCACCTGATACTGCACATGCGGAAGCAGCCAGACGAGAAGGCTGTACCGGATAAGTTTTCCGTTAAAGGTTCGGGAGCGATCGTGGATTTAGCGGATAACCTGCTTGTGGTTCATCGCAAGACCTTGGGGGAAATAGATGAAAGCGAACCGACCGGATTTATTCGAGTGGCTAAGCATCGGCATGGCGAGTTTGAAGGGACGTGGGGTTTCTGGTTCCATGAAGAGAGCCAGCAATGGGTTCCATCACCCTCAATGGGAGCTATGCCTTGGCCTGAACCTGGTAGACAGTGGAGCAAGAATGAAGAACGAGAAGACGATTCAATCTTTGACCGACTCGGCGCAGTACATGCTGGAGTGTGAGGCGAGGTTTTGGATTCAGTTAGTCAGAGAAAAGGGGTACGCATGGTGGAATACACGAAAGGATGCCATCAAGAAAAAACGTGGCGAAGAAGGTTTGCAACGATTGTTAGACGAAATGAACCGTCAGAGGGTATCGAAATGATCAAATTACGCGGCAGGGAAGTGATTGAAATTGAAATTGATGGGGTAGACCACAATGATGCGCCAGACTACGCGGATGCGTTCATTTCTGGGGCTATTTGGGCTGATTCTGGGCACCCGTTAGATGAGAACGACATCTACAAACTGCAAGATGAGCATCCTGAGCTAGTTTATGAGCTGATTTGGGAGCAATGATGCTGACAAGACAGAAAGTATTGGAGCTGTTTCCTTCACAGGCTGAGTTAGCCAGGGCATGCGGGGTCAGTCGAGCTACCATTAACGGGTGGAAGTCGAGCGATAAGCTTGTGCCAGCGGAATATGTTGCTTCGATTTGCAAGGCTGCAATGCAGAGCGGGTTAGTTTTAACCCCTCAGATGATGCGACCTGACCTTTGGCCTAATCCAATGGGGGCTGGTGATGCCGATCAATAGTCGAAACAAGGGAGCAGCAGGGGAGAGGGAAGTCGCCAAGATTATATTTGATTTGCTTGGAATCAAATGCGAAAGGAATTTAGACCAATGGCGCTGTGGCGGGTTCGACCTCAGCGGGTTAGATGGTTGGGCCTTGGAAGTAAAACGAGCGAAAAAACCGCTGTTGAATGCTTGGTGGCGGCAAACGCTCGATCAAGCGAAAGAAAATAATTTAAAGCCGGTCTTGTGGTATCGGCTAGATAATCAAAAATGGAAAGTAGTTGTACCGCTAAACTTAATTTCTCGCGGCTTGCTGGTGAGCCAAGAATTGGATTATTGCGCTGAGCTTTCGCCCGA